TGACCGGTTCTTCGCCTGCTTTGTTTACGTAATCCCACTGTGCAACAAGTTGACCGCTACCGCTTATCAAGGTGCTGTACTGTTGGCGATGCTCATCGCTAAGACTTGTTATATCGACGGTTTCTCTGCTTGTATTTAATTCGTATTCGGTCACTTGCCCCAGGATACGTGTATCACGATCTCGAATTACAACTCGAATTGGGATGTCACGAGCAATTGCGTCGAGCGAAACTAGCCCTGTAGTACCGCCTTCCAAACTGTCATCAAAATTGTCGTAGAGCTTGATGCCTCCCAGTTCATCAACGAATACGTACCAGTTGCCGCTGGTTTGGACAGTATTGTTGTCCCAGCCAGTGGCATCAACAAAATCAAGATTAGTGCCGTCTGTAGTACTAATCTCGGCAAGGTCGCCGCTAATTAAAAAACCTTCGTCAAAATCAAAACTAAAGCGGTCACGGCTTGCGTTTACGTCTGAAGGATTGACAACGGATTCTTTGCTGCCCTCAAGTGATTTGCGGGTCAGCTCAATAGTGCCGATCTGTCCGAGGTAAATGCCCATCAGATTGTTACCGCGGTTAATGCTCCAGTGCCTTGGAACGAGATTTCAGCACGGCTTACTTCGCCGACGCTTGCGCCAAAACTGGCGCTTGTAATGTAAGCAGTCAGGCGAACATCATTAGTTGTATTTCCATCTACAAAACGAAGAGTTAAAGTGACGACATCGCTTGCTGATACGCCAGCAATTTTGATGACTTTTTTAAGAGCGGTCGCTGCGTCGTTACGACCTGTGTCGTCATTGTAGTACAGGAGTGTGGCTGTTCCATTGAATTCTTGGACCCCTGGCGTGTAGGTGCGTTGGGAGTCGCCAAGCGTGGTGGTTTCTAGCATCTCAAGCGAACCGGACAAATTCCAGTTCGTGACCTTGATCTGCTCGGTCCCGTCAATCAGTAGGCGGCCATCCCGGCCTGTGTACATCTTTGCCATGATTCCAGTCTAGAGAACACCGACAAGCTGTACACGCACAGAACTGCGTCCTGGTCTTACGGCAGTAATAGCAGGTGGCTCTGCGTAGCGCCATGCGTTTACGCCGGATACGTCAAGCGCTCCGCTGGTGCCACTCCAGCCAGTTTTTACTTCGCTGGAGATGGTGAAAGTGTTGTAGGTGCCTTTTACGTCGTTGTAATGCGTAAGGAAAAGCTCGGCGTTGGCATCTGCGATGTTGTCGTAGCTGAGTTCCAAACTCATACCTGTGCGTGCGTCACCGTACAGGATGCGCACTTCAGTTCCGGACTGGGAACGAAACTGACGGATGGGGTAATCACCAGGATTGAAGTTCCGGGATGTGGGCGCTAGGGAAGGAAAAGCCATTAGTCAATAACCTCAAAAAGGCTGGTGTCCAGCACATCCTGCACAATCAGACTACGCAGGCTGTTGTCACAAGGGAAGTGGCTTGCTTGGATTTCTACTAAGCCCTCCTCATCCATAGTGATCTGGTCCACTTGGTAAATGTTGCAGGTTGTGTTGTCGTTGCGGATCGTGAACAGTGAATTAAATAGTGTCGTGTCAGTGGTGATGCCATTTGTAATGGTGATTGTGGTAAATCGCACGTCTGGATCGCCAGCCCGATAAGCGAAAATGTTGTACGTTCCAGACAGTTGACCGGCCAAACTGGTAACGTTACCAGTTGCATCGACGACACCGTTATCAAAGGAGATCGTTGGGGATGCTTTTGTAATGACTCGAATGTACTGGCCGGGAGATAGATAGAGGCCTTCCGGTGTTGTCTTAAAGGATATTGTATGCGTGATGCGGCGCCGTACGCTGAGCAGGTATCTGGCGGTTAATAATGCCTGCTCACGGTAAGTACAGAACCCACTTAAATCGTAGGTTTCCATTTTTGCTTGGTTGTAGTCATCGGTGTTGTCTGCCCACAACACCATTAGTGATCGCTGCTCTGGTAGTTGATTCTTGGCGGCTTCTCGGTACGTCATAACAGCGCGGAAATTCTGACGATCATCAGCCTCTAGATAGTTGACAACAAACGTATCTTCAATGATGTTGCCTGAGGTGAACAACGCAGAAATCTGCACTGCGCCTTGACGCAGGCTGCCGTCTGTTTCTGTAGGCAACGCTGGTTCGACAGTAAATTTGCCGTTGGCGATGACAAAGTTACACAGGTGCAGTGGTGCGATTTGACTGATGTACTCACGAATATTTGTCTGCTCTTCTACTACGCCGTCAAAGTAAATGCGGTTCTGGACTAGAAAGCGGGATGTGCGGTAGAAGCCTGCGGTGTCAATCAGTGCGGATGCCACGCGTCGTCCCACGCCAGCACGGGGGTCTGTCAACAAGAAATACACCAAGTCTGAGAATTTGTTGGCTGGTCCAATAGTGTTTGTGTCAAAGCGCAATGTTGATACACCGTCTGGAATCCACATGCGTACCTGATCCAGGCTGGTAACAGAACGGCTAGATCGCAGAGCCATGCCAAACATGGTCATGCTGTTGTAGTTGGGAGGCTCTGGATTTGTGACGCTTTCGTTGACGTAGATAATTTCGTGCTCAGGATTTGAGCTGTTTGATTTTTCCAGTTCTTCGTAGTGTGATACGTCGGCAATTTGACTGGCGAGTTCGAACCAGCGCTCTTCTGTGGAAGGTTCGCCTTCGATGTAGCGACTGCCGTAAACAACACGAAGCCGTGGATATACCGGCACGCTGCTGTAGTTGTTTGAAACGTATCCGCTTTTCTCGGCGTTGAATTCGTAACCGTCAGGCGGCTGGCTGGACCAGCCGATAATTTCCATCTTGGTGGGATTCTCCCATTCCCAGCCGCCTGGTGATTTGGGGTTTTCCGGACGGTAAATGCTTTTTGCGGTTAAGCGTACACGTACTGTTTTACTGCCAGACCAGTTGAGGTCAATATCTACGGAGCGTACAAGCCCAGGTGTAGCGTTTGCATAGCCTAAGTACTGATAGTGCCAGCCACCAAATTTGCCGCTTGTTTGGTTGCTAGGAAGCCACTCGGCTACTACTAGCTCGTTGGGTACAGAAACTGTTTGTCCTGGAGTGCCCGGTTTTCCTTTTGTTCGAAACTCTCTGTTGGAGCGTATTTCGCCGGCAGACACCCAGTCGCCATTAGCAGTGATGCGAAATGTTCCGTACCTATTTGTGTAGTCCTGTCCGATAATTGATTCTGTGTTTCCTGCGTTAAGGCGGATAAATAATGCTGTTTCGGGGCTGAACTGGCGAACATCAGCGCCACTCTTAGGGATAAAGCGGTACTCAAATTGCCCTGGCGTCCTGCTTTTGACTCGGATGTAGTTGTATTTGTTTGTAGGTGTTTTTCCTGTTACGCAGAACTGCTCGCCGATCAGTTCCCAAGGGAAAGGTTGTCCATCGGTGTTCAACCCTACGGGGCGCATTGCGATGGTAAAGACGCTAGTGCGTGCAAAATGTCCACTTCGTGTTCCGTTAGTGATAGTTACATTGCTACGGTCAAAACTAGCCAAGCGTGCAGGAGTGGGCACTTCTGGAAAGTTGCACAATCCGTTGGCGCGATTCCAAACTTGCGATTTGATGCCAAACTCTGTCGCATCGACAACGCGCTGGTTTCTAATTGTTGCAAAAGAGATATGCAGCAATGGAAAATATGAAGGCCCAATCCACTGCTCTTCATAAACTGCACCGTTATAACCAACTTGGTTGGTTAATGCCTTTGTGCCAGCGATGCCTATTTCACTTGATCCGCCGGTAGTTTCTATGCACTTAAGAGTGTAATCGTAGTCTCCGCGTCCTTTGCGCCAAGGTTTAGATTCACGGGACGTGACCTGCCACACTGTGCGGCCGATCATAAACATCTCACCTATTTGCAGCTTGTCGTCCGCCTCTTCGCGTTCAGCTAAGGATCGTGAGTTTTGATCGTCGAGTGTTACGCCTGACTCGGATGCAAATTCGTCATCGTTATATTCTTTGTCTATAATTCTAAACTCAACTGTATCATTGACGCTTACAGTGACGCGTGTAGGTAAGTAGTATTGAGTGCTGTTGTACTTTACTAAACCCATAAAGCAGCTGTAACCTGCACCTTCGCCTGGCATTCCATCTTCAGGTTGATTGGCCGCACCACCTGCAATCTTTCGTCGTGTGGCGCGTAGGCGCCGGTCTGGATCGTTGCCCTCTGGAATGGATACAACTTGCCAGTTGATTTTGTTGTAAGTACCGTTTTTGATCGGGTCGTAAACGCCAAAAGTTGTACTGCCGGTTGGCGTATAAACAGAGCAGAAACCTGTGTCTACAGCAGCGCCAAGCGTTGGGCACTGGAAAATGTCGTCGTGCGGTTCTGGATCGCCTGAATACGGTTGAGCGCGGGTGCCAGCAAATAAGTCTGCTGCTTTTACGCGGCTATCGCCTTCGCGACTTGCCCAATAAAAAGCATACTGCTCGTTAGGTAGTGATGCCAGTGGCATGGAGCCGAGGAAAAGACCGTTTACATCTGGTGCCGCCATAGCGCTTTCGCCTACGACGTACAGACCTTTGTAACCTTGGCTGCCGCCGTAACTAAACATCCGAGACCACACCAGTGACGGTGTAACTAAGATTCCGCCAGTTGTGTGTGTAGCCCGTTGTGTATAACGACCAAAAACAATAGGAATAGGCAAACCGAACTGTGCAATATCGGCTGCACCTTCAAAGCCGGATGTTTGGTTAAAACGGCTGCGTCCGTTGGAGCTAGCTAGGCGTTTAGTGCGCCCCTGAGACGGAACTTCAGGCTTGGGCGTAAGAAAATAAGCCGCTGCTGTTGTTGCCGCTCCAATGGCAAGGCTGATTAGCGTGGATACCAGCCAAGGCTCCAGGCCGGTGTTTTGTACATCAGGTATGTGTGCGTATTCGGCTGGACGCTCGTGGCTAAGCGTTGCAACCCGTTGCTTGTACTGCCGGTACTCTTGCTCGCTGCAGCCGATGGTTGCGATCAGATCGCGTTCAAACGGGAGTAATGGCGCAGCGTATGCACGGGCCGCAAGATCGCGATAGGGCACCAGGCCACTTCCTGCCGAATCTCGCTGATGTGGATCACGCCCTGCTGCCATACGACCCCGAATACATGTTTTGCCGTGGACAGCAGTACCACGTCTCCATCAAGTGTAGCTGTATCAACCCGTTTGCCCCAGTGCAAAAGCTCCCTTGACACTTGGCGCCAAGATGCTGTGTACCAGTGGTCGGATGAGGGTGGGCGTGGGATGCCTAGTTCGTCTAGGACTGCCAGTACGAGGTGGATGCAGTCGATGGAGGTGCCACCAGTAGCGCCGTACTGGTAAGGCGTTCCGATTAGGTCAGAAACGCACATAGGAAGATGCCGGCAAGCGGCCAACAAGGCGCTGATGCAGCGTGCGGTTTGGAATGTCTGCAGAAACAGCATCTAGCACGCTGTTAAGACGCAAATTGATTGCAGTTTCGTCCCAGCCGCCTGAAGCCACTACGCCTGTGTAGGTATGTAGTAATTGCTGGGAATTAGAATTGCTGGGATCAACTAAACATACGTCGATAGAGGCAATCCAAGCTTCTGTGACAGCTTGCCCGCCCCAAGACCGGCTCAGGTCATTGTTGGGGAATGTTAAAGCGGCGTCTACGTTATCGCCTTTGATATTGATTGAAACGCCACTAAAGCCGAATGGCATGAAGCTATGCAGGTAGTTATTGCGCGTAATGCCTGCACGGATGTAGAAATTTTGGAACGCTAAAACGTTGCCGTTGTCTTGGGTGAAGCGGACAAAGTGACCGATGGCGTACTGCATTACATTCCAAGGCGACGACGGGTGGAGCTGGACTGTTGTAGACGACGGAGCGTAGCGCGTTCGCCGCGCTGAGCACCTTGCTGAGCAGCTTGCTGCATCCCCTGCTGGAATTGATCGGCGGTAACGTAATCCACGTTGTTGATACGCTCGATGCTATAGCGAACATCAATCGGTGCCATCACTGCAGTACCACCGGTGTCACCGCTTGCAGTATCACCGTTACCCGGAATGACGCCAGAGCCACGAGCGCCGGCAGCGTAACGCCCCATGGCGCCGCGCATCTTGCTGGCGGGGATCACGTACTCAGGTTCGCCGCCTTCGCCGACTAAGGCGCGGGTGGGGCCGGTGACGAAGCCGCCTTCGGCAAAAGCAGGGCCAAAGTACGCAGCGCCGTTCGGTGCAACGGCACCTGGAGTACCTCTAGCGGCACTTGCACCAGGACTTGCGGCTCCACCACCTGTGAGTCCACCTCCGAGGATCCCAAGCACTTTCATAACGAGTGCCTGTGCAATCATCTGGGTGGCCATATCAATAAAGGCTTTACCGATGTTTTGGAACATCGTGGCAAAGGCTTCTTGCACAGTGCCAGTGCCAGTGATAACGGCTGTTACAGCACTGGACATAGCAGTAGACAACTCATCTACGACTAGATTTCCGTACTGCTGCATCAACTGGTTTAGCTTTAATTGCTGTTGCTCCAGTTGATTTAACAGTCCCAGTTCTTCTCTTATAGCGGCTAGTTTTTGTTGTTCTGTGGCTAGATCTAGCTGCTTAGCAGCTACTGCTTCATCGGTTAGAGCCAGTGAGTTTATTTCGGTGTTTATACGGTTTATCTCTTGCATAATCGGCAGTTCTGCTTGACGCAGCCTGTAGATCTGATCCAAGGCAAGCTGCTGGCGCTCTAGTTCAACGCTTGACATAGAGAACCCGGCTGTACTTAGTTGTACGCGGGCTTGCTGTTCGCGGATTGGATCTACAGCACTTTGAATACTCTCGCGCCGCTGGGTAGCAGCGAGGCTTTTCTCTAGGAGGCCGCGGTTAATGTCAATCTGTAACTGTGCTTTTTGCAGTGCGTATTCTTGATTTAGGTTGGCTAGGCGCCTGTCGTACAGCCTGTTTGTTTCAGCGACGGTGTTTGTTTTTTGTGCTTCTAACAGAGCTAGCGCACGTTCGCCTCGCAGGATCTCAGAATCTAAAAATTGAACTTGTGTTAGATCTTTAAGGCGCTGCTTACTTGCTGCTTCACGGCCTTCAAAAATTGTTTTATCTTGTACGTAAAGATCATATGTTTGTTTTTCGGCTGTGTATAGGGCTGTAGTTGCGTTAATACGAGCAGCAAAAACTCTTTCTTGAGCGCGTGCAGCTTCCTCTGCAAGTCGAGCAGCTTTTTCGGCAGCTTGGGCGGCTTTACGTTCCAGGTCCTCTTGCTGTCTTTGTATTTCTGCGGTTTTAGTGCGTGCGGCGTTTATCTGAATAAGCTCTGCTTTATTTTTATACAGCAGGTCGTTTTGGTTCAGTAGACTAGCTACTACTTCATCACCTGCTTTAGCGTTTTCCGCCCTTATTTTTACGCGGGCGCTTATTTCTTCTTGGAATAGAAGATCTAGATCCTTTTGTCGTTCTACTTCTATGTTTGTGAGTTTATCTCCAGGTGTGACGCCTGGAGTCATCTGTCTGGCTGCTGCCAACTCAATGGAAGTATTTACATTGGTCTCATTTAATGTGTTACGTAGTTCTGCTGCCTGCGAAACAGCTTCAGACAATCCGGTATTAAGGTTGCGAATACCGTCATTTATAAACTTAAGGGCTCCTTCGCCGGCTACAAGTTTTATAACAAATTCTGCAGCTGTTTTTACCCCGTTGCCAAACAAGCTAACTAAACCATTTACAGCTCTTGCAATAGCGGCAACGGCTTCTAGCACGCCAGCAAGGGCAACAGCTAGCGGCGCACCGACAATACCGACAAGGGTACCTACGGCACTAATTACTTTGTTCCAAGAGTCTCCTAAGATATTTACGCTATTAGCTACGTCTTCTGTGACGCCGGGTAATGTGCCAGTCTGTCTAGCTACTTCTTGACTTACAATTTTTTGTGCGTTTAATGTGTCTCCAACAGAAAGAAGAACGTCTAGCTGGGTTTGTAGTTCGCGTGTAAATTTTACGCCAGATTCAGTTAATTTGCCAAAATCTAGTGTTCTAATAGCGTTACCTATAGTTTGCACTTTTACCAGTGTTTGGTCGAGTGCTTGGCCTAAAGCGCCACCTAAAATTTGACCTCCAAAACCTGTGCCGACGAACGAGCCAGCAATGGAACCCAGTACGCTGCCTGCGCCACCGCCGAACAGAAGCGGAAAGCCGGCGCCGAGGGCTAGGTTTTCTCCGAATTTACCTACGCTCTTTTGCATACCCCTAAAACCGGGGCTTGCCATGGGACCTTCCGTAGGAAAACCGCCTGCTGGTCCTGCTGTCGGTTTACCAGCTGATCGGACTCTTCTTAGTAGTTGCGCTCGTTCTGCCAGTACTTCATATAATGCGGTTTCGGCTT